GATCTCATATTCTTCACCAGCGTTAGTTGGGACCGCTGGAGATCCACCACTTAGGATGGTTCTAGCTGCTGCAAATGCCTCAGAACCTGACGATTGTGGGTTTTGAATCTGTTGTGTCTGCTGCTGTTGTGCTGCTTGATCCTGTAGAGCCTGCTCACGATCCGCTTTTTGCTTCTCTTTAATGTCTTTGATGGTATCTGCGATGTTACCTACACCAAAGGCGTCAAGTAAGACGTTTGGAGGAAGATCAGGCATCATCTGGAATAACTCTTTAACTGATTCTCTCTTAGCTTCTGGAGTGTATGCTAGCCATGAGGTGATCTTCACATCAACTAAGTTCTTGTCAGTAATAACTAGAGTATTCTCTGGGATTTCATCTCCCATAGACTCTGCAACAGGTGAACTAGATCCGATAACTTCAAGGAACTGTCTTTGTCCTGTGTAGTCGTTCGTAATAACTCTGACCTTATCCTGATACTTCTGTGAGGCAATCCACAAAACGTATTCGTATACGTCTTCTAGGAAGTCTTCGATGTTTTCAACAACCTCAGAGAGATTATTGGAGTCACCTACTTGTAGAGCTTCAATAGCACGACCACTCTTTGCACCAGTTGGTACACGACCACGGGAAGCATCGTGCATTGCACCAATGTCTTCGATAAATGTATTTGCGTAGTCTAGTTGGCGATATACTGCGTCCGACATAGGAGCGGGAGACTGTGTAGTCAAGTTGTATCCACGTTTCTTTTCAATGATCTCTCCGTGTTCGTTTCTAATTACACGAACTCCAGCACCCTTATCAGCGATTACTTTGACCTTGTTCATGATCAAGTTGTATTCAGCAATTGAAGATACAGCAGAGTTTAGGAGCTTCTGAGGGTCAATCATGTTCTTCACCCAACCTTCACCATACATCGAGAATGGTGAGACATCAGATGACAATTTGAAGAATGGAATCAATGGAGTGTCAACCTGTTCAGGTTTGCGGATGATTTGACCACCAGCTTCGGTGCAGATAAAGATATTGTCTTCTTCTTTGTACCAAAACTCTTTAACGATTACGGTCCCATCATCAGTTTCAACACCTGATTTCTGTGCTGAGTCGAATTTAAGTAGCATTTCTTTGTAGGTAGAGGAGGCTAGTTTGTTGTCAGCTTTGATTTCTTCTACAGCTTTCTTGTCATACTTAGCATCATCTTTAAGATCAGAGATCCTACGACGAACTGCTAGGATTCCGTATCGCATTTCTTTAGTTGATCGAGCCTTTGGATCAGGATAGAAGTCAAACGTATCAACAGCGTTAACCTCGATCTTCTCACCGTTCCAAAGTACCTGCCACCAGCCTACTGAAAACTCTAGTGACTGCCAGACGGTAGCTTTAAGTTTCTGTCTAAGTCCTTCTGATTCGTGAATGTAGTCTAGGAACTTAGTAGCCATATTAGCTTGGTCAAGCGTGTCGTCGGTTAGGTTCTCTGGGGTTACTTGAGCCTTTGGCTGGTTCCTTAGAACGTAGTTTCGGACAGAGCGTAGTGTTGGATAGATTTTATTGACGATTACTTTAGGACGTCCATCTTTGATAGGTTTACTTACTACCTGTTTAGTTCTAGCGTCGTAGCGAGCATAGTGATAACCTTTGACCCATAGGTCATACATGTACCACTTCCAGTCCCACTGCTTACGGTCATTCTGACCCTCAGACCACATACGATCTAACTTGGCACGAAGCATCTCGTCCGTCTTTTGCTCTTTAGATGGTTTAACAGCACCTTTGATTAGATCTACGATTTTACTCATTGATTAGGTCCTTTGCGTCTTCAACATCTAATGATTCTTCAACTTCTGGGAGTTCGTTCTTTTCTTCTTTAATTGTGGAATCTTTATATTCTGTGAGGTTTTTAGCCATCAAACGTGAGGCGAAGTCTTTTCGTTCCAGATATGAAATGACTAATTGTGTGATGATTATGATACCGAATATATATTCCATAAATACCAAAAAAGGCACGGTGTTTAATCCGTGCCCCTAAATTACTAGAGTTGTTATTTATATCTAACTACTTTTAAATGGGTCTGTCAATAATGGGTGCGGGTTTTAGTGTTGGTGGTAAGGGATTTACTAATAACTACATTGTTCACACGGCCACCCTGGTAATCAATTCTTAAAGATCCACTAAGTCCCTCAGTCATCTCAAGTATCCCCTCTAGCACTTCCTTATAGTGTGGATCAAACTGAAATAGCGACCAGAATTTATAGAGGTCAGGGAAGTATATCTTTAGATCCTCTCTAAACTTACTCTCCCCACTCACTGCTTCTGTCTGTGTAGAAATCACCGTTACCCTCATCTTCGCTTGTAGCTCTGACATAAGTACCTGGTATCCTTGTGTCCTTTGGTTTAATAACTTCATCTTCTAGTGGGTAAAGATCTGCTATTGCATATCTCGCCGCATCTAAAAGATGGTCATCAAATCCCGTAGGCTTGTTTATAATCTTACCATCATTGTCAGTCATCCATAAGTAATTACGATATTCCTTGAGTAAGTTAACAGATCCTTTAGTTACCATGATCTTTTTGCTTTGGACCGACTGAATACCCTGATTGATTGATCCTGGTCCCTTTATTGCTGGGATCACCGATAAACCGTAGATACATAACTCGTCAATACTCTTAGGTTCTGCCGAGTCTGCAATGATTAGTTCTTCTGGTAAATCTTTCAGTTTGTTAGCGATCTCAGAGTTTAATAGTCCTTTACGGTAAATTACCTCATCTAAGATAACTGAGTCATTGTACTTATATACCCCAACGCAGGCTGTAGGATCGTTTGTATAGCCAAAGTCTAGGCCATACCGTTCTAGTCTAGCCTCTTTTGGAATAGTGTCTATTATTTGCCAATCCTTATAGATTCTTGATTCAACTTCACCAAGTTGTCCCTCTCCGTAAACTTTCCACCATGATTTGTTTCCTTTGCGAGACTCAATAGCTTCTACAATCTGTGGATCAAGGCCTTCGTTATCCAAATATGTAAGGGTTAAAAAGTCTACGTTTTCTCTATTCATTACGTCGGTATAGAACCAAAACTCATTAACTGGGTTCCAGTCGCACCAGATCAAATCTTTAGTACGGATCTCTAGTTGATCGTATGTTTCATAGGGAATATTATTAGCCTCGTTTATAAACAGAATGTCTCTACGTGGGCCACGAACCTTACCTGGTTGATCTGCTGAAAAGAACTCAATCTTAGTATTACTTGGAAATGTGTATGTTGAGTTAGTCTTGTCCCATGCTGAGTCTATCCAGTACCCATGATTCTGTAATATGTTCTGGAAGTCTCTCATTGCACCTTTGCGAAGATGTGGGAATGATTCAGACACTACCGAGACTATCTGATTCTTGTGAGTCTGTGAGTAATCTATTAGCCAGAGAAGAATGGATATTGTTTTAGAAGCAGACGTACCACCACATACTCCCCTAACACGTTTAGTTAGAGTTAGCAGTTTCTCGTAAGCTCTTGTTTTTTGGTATAACATCTGCCGATCCATTCATGATAGGTTTATAAGAAATAGTTCCTGAATGTTCTAACTCACTCTTGGCTGAAAACTCTTTCTTTATTCTTCTTTCTAGCCACCATTTACTTGTCTCTACATCACTCTTTTTCATCGCTCTTACAACTACCATTTTGGCGACAGCATCGGGATATTCTTGTGCTTCACTCATTTTGTCCATAAACTCTGGATATTGTTCTACCCAGTTATAATAAGTTGATCTAGCAATTTGTGCGATATGACAAGCCTCTGTTATTGTTGCTCCATCTTCGAATGCTTTTGTTAGTTCTTGGACGTTTTTATCTGTATATTTGCTGTTCTTCGCTGCTTCCGATAAGCTGCTCTCTTTCCTTGGTGATACACTCTGCGAATTGTCCTTTGATGATGTAGGTTCTAGTGATGCTGCCGTCATAGTTGTCTTTGTCCTCTACTTTAATTATATCACCGTTAATGATTGCACTTAATGTGTCTCCTAGTTCTAGCTCTTGATCTATACCTACTGGACTAGACTGTACTCGTATCTGATAGTCTATTTGCATATTTTTCTAGTTTATCAGCTTTCTTAAACATTTCCTTTGCTTCTTTTAAATATCCTCCTGTGTAGAGCCATGATCCCTGTAGTTTTAGCTTTAACATTT